CGCTTCCATCATCGCCACAAGTGAAAAGTGTGACGTTTGCGACAGCACCAGTATCTCCAGCAAATGCTTCAAGAACCTTGACATCGAGGCGAACCTTTTCAAAGGCTGCTTGGTCAGATGCTTTGAGGCAGATGGGCATGGTGTGTGTTGAATCATCAGTATCCTTGGAGAGATTGGCCTTTCCGCCCTCTGCACTTCCGAGATAGGAAGGAGCAGGAGTGTTATCATCGAGGTCTTTCAGCTCAAATGGAATCTGACCAAATGTGTACTGTTTTCTGTAAGATGTATACATCGGCATATTCATCCTCCTCAGCTAACAAAAGATTCTGTCCTGACCATCTGGAACTCAGGTGTAATCAGGTAGTTGTCGTTCAGGTAGAATTCCTTAGCCATAAGACCATGAACCTGACCTGCCTGCTCCACTCCACCGATTGAGTAGAAAATCTGACTCTGCGAAGCGTTGCCGAGTGCTCTTGCCTCTCTCATCTGTCTGATAAGAGGTACGGGAGCGTAGAACTTGACACCACCTGCGAAACCAGCCTTCGTGACAACTTCCTCAACGAAAGCCATGTTCTTGCAAAGCCTCTCATACTCTTCCTTGCAATCGTGAGCTACACCACCAACAGTTGTGTCGAAGTTGATGTTTGCAACACGGATAAGACCGAATCTGTTGGCAACGTTGACACCTGAAGCCTTTCTGAAAGCAATCAGGTCATATGTGTGCCACTTGTTGTTCACAACAACGAGATTCTTCAGGGATTCCTCGACCTCGATACCGTAGGAAGAACTCTCCTTCGGATAGAGTTTGGAAACACCCTCGATTCCCCAAACAACTGCATAGATTGAGCCGAAGATGTTTCCTGCGGCTGCGGTAAGTGCGGTTGTTGCTCCTGCCTGATTGTCGAGAGTAAGACAGAGGTCTTTGCCCTCAAACGGATTCTGACCTGCATAATATGCAGTCTCGAAGTTGGTGCGGTTTGTAATCTTTCTTGTGTAGTAGGAAAGACCATTCCAAGCCTTCGGGTCAGTAAGCTGATTTCCGTAAACTGTCAGGTAGGCATCCTTTCTGTTCAGCGACTCGATTGTGTTTGTGATGTCCTTGCGTCTTACCTCTGCGACATCCCTAGAAGGTGCGTTGCCTTCCTGCAGAGAGTCGAACTTGCAACCATCATCAATCAGACCGAGTTCAACTGTGTACTCATTCTCGTGAGTACCCTCAGACCAGACATGACCTTCATCTGAAGCAACTGTCTGTGCTGAATCCTTGAACGACTCATCACGGCGTCCCTTATGCCTTGTGTCCTCTGAAGTAGGCATATAGGTAGCATCCATGAGGAGATTTGACTTTCCCTGAATTTCCTTTGCAACCTGCTGGGCATACTTTCCGTTCTTATCGTCAGCAAAGGTGAACTCAAGCGGGCTTCTTACAATTCTCTCAAAAAGTGCCCTTCAGCGTCTCCTTAAAACTATTTTCTTCCGTAGCAGAAATCCTCGAATGGGTCGTCTGACGTCTTCTTGGCTATCTGCGGTTTTCCAATGCCGAGGTTGGGAGAATCACCTAGATTCTTTCCAACAATGCTTGCGAACTTGAAAATCACGGGGTTGTTCTTCAACTCGATGAAGGCTTTCCGTTCATCCTCGTTCTCAAACAGTTTCTCGACAGCCTTGCCGAAATCCTTATCGGCCTGCTCAAAGTCAGCACCATACGAATCCTTCAGGGATTCATCCGTGTACTTCTTCGGAAGAAGTTTACCGATAGCTTTCGCAATCTTCTTCGCATCTTCCTGACCGACATCTGCAACTCTGAGTGCGTTGCATACATCTGAAAGTTCATCGGAAATACCTTCGTACTTCTCAGGTGCTTTCTTTTTCGGATTGATAACCGACTCCATGACATCCTTCATGGAATTGAACTGAGAAAGTTTCTCGTTTCCCCAGTATTCCTTTCCAATCTGTTTCTGCCACGCAGGGTATTTCTCCGAATCCCAAGTCTTGTCTGCGGAAGATTCCGTTTCCGTTGAGCCGTTTTCAGGCGGGACAACTTTTGTTTCGTCAGTCGTTTCCATCACTTGTCTCCTTATGTTCCCTATCCAGTACGGCTGGATATTGGAGCATTTCATGTATTACCTTCCGAATCTTGTCTTCCTGATTGAATCCAAGTTCGGTAAGTTTCGCTATTGCATAGTTCCTCAGAGGAAGTTCCTCAGGCTTAATCTGCTCAAAAAGTTTGGCATCGACACAGAGATTGAATATCTCCTTCTCTCCTTCTTCGCAGTTATAGAAGTTCATCTTGCGTTCAAGCCGAGAAATCGTTTCCTTTGGGAATTTCTGACCTACTAGAACCATTACGCTCTCCTATACTGGTTTGAACCGCCTGCGTTGTTCAGATTCGAAGCACCTGCCTCGTTTCTGTCGATTTCGCTCTGAGTAAGTTCGGCCTCCTGCATCATCTGAGCCTGCTGAATCTGAGCCTGATACTGTTTCTCCTGAAGAACAACCATCTTGTCCCTGAGAACCGAGTGCTTTACACCCATTCCGATTGCTATTCCTCTCATAATCTCGTCAAAATCGAGGTTCATAAGAGCCTCAGGAGCAATCTGCATCATTATTCCTGCCTGCTCCAAGAGTGCTATGTTAGCATCACGATTCGTATATGCCCTGAGTTCCTGAGCCATTGTCGAATCAATTACGACACGAATCTTTCCACTAGCACCCTTCTTGTTCTTGGAAACGAGTTTGATAGCACCCTTCGGAAGACGATTGTTCTCAGCCATGATTGCGATTACGAGTTTGATTGTCTTCTCGATTTCCTTCTGGAAGTTTCCGTAAACTGCCGAAAGTAGTGACAACTGCTCGGCTTTTACCGCATTTACCTGAGTTGCCGTATAAGCCTTGTTGTTCTCCTCTCTGCCGAAGTAGTTGAACATATCGTTGTTGAACATCTTCTCGACTGCGGTTTCCTGCATCTGCTGAAGCGTCAACGCTCCGTCAATCGTCTGCTGAGAACCGACAACTACTGGAATCATGTCCATTGAGTTGACCTTGTTCCTAGCACCGGGGTCGTCAGAGAATCCGTCCAAAGAAGAAGCTACGCCAGCATAGGCAGGATGGTTTATCTTCTGAACCGAAAGCATAGTTTCATAGGAGAGTGCGTCCAATCTCCTGAGTTCAGAAATGTTCCTTATGACAGGACTTGTGCCGTAAGGATTATCGCCATCCCTATCCCATGTGCCTACTATGGCAGGGAAGAAGTCTGTTCCTGATTCGTCAATGATTTCACTCTTTGCCGTAGTTCCATTGGAATTGTTTGCAGTACCAGAAAGATACATCCAAACGACTGCGAACTTTTTCTCTTTAGGGAAGATAGAGCGAGCAGTAGAATAGATTTTCTTCCTCGGATAGATACACAGAAGGAAATCATGGTACATCTTGTACGGGTCACCATCCTTGACCGCATCCTGAATCCACTTGGGGCATTTGTCACCGAACATTTCATAGGCTTTGTCCAAACTCATCGTCTTTTTATAGAAAAGAGTATCGACTTCGCCATACTGGTCGGTGTCAATCCAGTAGTCCCAAGGTGCAAGGGTGTTGAAGCAACAGATATTTCGGTCAGGGTCATTTATTACGAGCATCGCAGAACACGCAGACACATATTTGTCCTTAGTGGCCATTCTGTGTTCAGGATAGAAGTTCGAACAAGCCAACTCGGATGCGATAGCATCCTGAACCCTTCCAAGGTATTCGTTTGCTCCCACCATATCGTCTTGGTCGGTCAAATCGTTTGATTCGTACCTTAGGGACAACCAAGGCATATTGGGGGAAACGAGGTTTCCCTGAAAGTAGTTAACGAAGTTGTCTATCGAATTCTTACCTACTGCGGTGTGTCTTCTAATATCCCTTACTGGGGAATAGGAAAGTGACGATGATTTAGTCCTATGGTCAGCCAATGCCATAGCCTCCCAACGTTTTTCCTCATTGAGTTTCCTTACCTCGATAAGAGAGTTGTATTTCCTCAGAAGTTCCGTGACAAGTTTCTCGTTTTCCCTTCCTCACCACCTAGATATAGTGTCATTATTTTAACAGACACTACACCTAGTGTTATTATTACATCGAGAACACTATATGTCAACTAATAAGGTTGGTAAATATTTTCCGAGAAGTAATCTATTTCAAAATTCTTCTTCTCTTTCCTCTTGACAATCTCGCTGTCAGGGCCGACCATCTGAACACCGACATCCAAATCAACGCACCTAGATATGGCATCCAAGACATCATCGTGTTCCGAATTTGGGTATTTGGTATACTCGTCCTCGAAGAACGTTTCAATCATATCCTCGTTATCGCCCTTCCAGTTTATATGGAAAGCATGGTCTACGAATGAGAACATTCCTGATTTGAACGCAGGCTGCAAGGCTGATATTCTCAAGTCCTTCCAACGCATATTGCTTGATGTGGAAGCCATTCCGTAGTTTATCTTCGGTTTTCCTGAAGCCTCTATGATGGTGAACATCACCCCAGTTGAGTTCATAACCGTCTGATAGTGGTCTATATCCGACTGCATTGATACTCTTTCATAGAAAACTATAGGTTTGCGTCTTGAATTGGTGAACTTCGACACCATTTTGAACAGTTCTTCCTGCTTTCTTTCAAGAGTCAGTTTATCGGCTATCAAATCGCCGACTAGAAAGTGCTTGTCACTTCCGCTT